ACAACCAGAAGTCTTTAATGTATTAGGACAACTAGAAGCTTTAGAAAAAGGCTTAAAAGAAAACACATTATCTTTAGATAGTAAGAAAATTAAAAAATTAAAATGAAGTTTGACTTTGTTTATTTAGGGCAAACGGTTTTAAAATACCAGGTTCCCCTGGAAATATTCGTAGGTTTAAATGACATCTACGAGAAACAAAAGAAACAATTACCGAAAGCTAACAAACAATTGGTAGGTAAAATAGAAGACGAAGTATCTTTATTTTATTCCGGCCCTAACAATGATAAGATGCATCAGCATAGTTTCTTACCACAAGACATTCTTAAATGGTTTATGTCAATATTTGATCACTACACGAATTGGAATAAAATAGGTGAAACAGAAAAAGCAATAAATTCTATTTGGGTTAATGAAATGAAAGCACATGAATATAATCCTGTGCACATACATCAGGGTAAACTTTATACGGGTTTATCTTCTGTAATGGTTTTAAAATTACCTAAAGAAACTGGTGTAGAATATTCAGCAGAATCAAAACCTATGAATGGTAGATTACAAATTATAGGTGCAGCTAACGGACAATTTTCTAAAACAGATTATTCACCTGAAATGAAGATAGGAGACTTTTACGTTTTCCCTTACGACATGAGGCACTGCGTATATCCATTTAACGGAACAAAAGAAAAAAGAAGAACTTTAGTTTGTAATGTAGATGTTAATTATAATCCTGTTTCTTCTAGAACTGCAGGAGAACAATTAAAATGATACCAAGAATGCCGACATGGCAATCATATGTTGCCACAACCACACAGCCTATGTTTACACCAGAACAGTGTAAAATGATTATTGATATGGGTCACAGATGTAAACCTGAAGAAGCAAAGGTTGGTGGTGGTAAAGAAGGTAAGTATGATACTAAAAAACGAGTTACAACTATATCTTGGATACCTTTTGATAAATTACCACAGATGTATAAAGTTATTGAGAATCAATTATCTATTGTAAATTTAAATCATTTTTATTTTGATGGTGTTAGACTTACAGAGCCAGCACAGTTTACCGTGTATCCTAAAAAAGGTTTTTATGATTGGCATATGGATTTAAATGCATTTGGTCAACAAGGTCAGAACCCAATTAGAAAAATATCTATGACTTGTTTGTTGTCAGATCCATCAGAGTTTACCGGCGGTGATCTTTTGTTTTCAGAGATGAATGAACATAAACCTCTGCCCTTGAAACAAGGACAGGCAATATTTTTTGCATCGTTTTTAAGACACAAAGTTGCACCAGTTAAAAAAGGGGTTAGAAAATCTTTAGTAATGTGGTTTGGAGGACCACCATTTAAATGAAAATAAAAAGAGAGATAATGTGGCCAACACCTATTTATTGGCAAGACATACCAGATGCAAAAAAATTAAATCAATATTTAATGAAACACATTAAGGCTTGGTACAAGTCAGATATTAAAAAAGGTAAACCAACAGGAGAGTTTAAAACTAATTCTGGTTATGGTTGGCACAGCGAAACTAATATGGATAGGAAATCAGAATATAAACCTTTAGTCGATGAATTATTTAAGATGTGTTATGAATGTAATAGAGATTATGGCATAGAAGGTAAATTAGGACTTGGTAATATGTGGGCTAATATTAATCCTACTTACAGTTATAATAAAACACATACACATCCTAACTCATTATGGTCAGGTGTTTATTATATTAAAGTGCCAAAAAATTCTGGTAAATTATTTTTAGAAGATCCTAGACCAGGACCCAATACGCACATGCCTAGAAGAGTAGAAAAATTATCTAAAGCTTTATGGAGAGTTATTGCTTATACTCCTATAGAGGGTCGTATGATATTTTTTCCAGCTTGGCTTCCTCATGGTGTAGACATAAATATGAATACAGAAAAGGGTGATAAAAACTGGAGAGTGTCTGTATCCTATAATTTTATACAAGTACCAGAATGAGTTTTAAAAAAAATAAATATCAAGTTTTACGTAACGCTATATCTAAAGATCTAGCAGCGTTCTGTTATAAGTATTTACAAATATCAGCAGAGGCAGATCATTGGATGTTAAATAACAGTGTAACACACGCTGGTAATTTATTAATTGGTAATTTTAATGACCCACAAGTGCCAAACTCTTATGCTAAATATGCAGATAGAGTTATGGAAACTTTACTAGTAGATACGATAAAGGTTATGCAAAAGAAAACAGGACTTAAACTAGTGCCTACTTATTCTTACACAAGATTATACAGAACGGGTAATATATTAAATAGACATAAAGATAGACCTAGTTGTGAAATATCTACCACATTAAATTTAGGTGGAGATCCGTGGCCTATTTATATAGATCCAACAGGAGCTGATAATGTTATTCACGAATATAAAGGAATTATTAAACCAGGAGCTCCAAAAGGTGTAGAAGTTAATCTAAAACCTGGTGATATGCTTATATACTCTGGTTGCGATCTAGAACATTGGAGAGAACCTTTTCAAGGTAAACTATGTGGGCAGGTCTTTTTACACTATAATCATGCTGATGGAAGGTTTGCAAAGACCAATTTGTATGATAAAAGACCTATGTTGGGTATTCCCAAAACTCGTTGATATACAACGCAATCTAATATAATCTGGAGATCTATGTTACAGAAGGTTAATTTTTTACCAGGAATCAATAAACAGGTCACACCTACAGGTGGCGAAAGTCAGTGGATAGATTGTGATAACGTCCGTTTTAGATATGGCACACCTGAAAAGATAGGTGGATGGAAACAACTGGGAGCCGATAATGTTACCGGTGCAGCTAGGGGTCTGCATCAATTTAATAATAGTCAGGGTATTAAATACTCAATTATAGGGACTAACAGAATTTTATATGCATATTCAGGTGGTGTGTTCTACGACATACATCCAATTAAATCTACAACCACACTTACAAATGCTTTTAGCACGACCAACGGAGAAACAACTGTTACAATAAATTTTTCTAGCGATCACGGTATTACAGCAGGTGACATAGTTTTATTAGATAATTTTACAGCAATTACAAATTCTAATTATGCGGCTGCAAACTTTGATGACATAAGATTTATGGTAACAACGGTGCCTGCATCTAATACAATTACAATAACAATGCCATCTGCAGAAACAGGATCAGGTGCTTCTGAATCGGGTGGTATTAGAGTTAAACATTATTATCATGTTGGTCCAGACGTACAGGCACAAGGTTTTGGTTGGTCTCTTGGATCTTGGGGTGGTCAAGAAGTTGGAGCAACAACAACGACCCTAGCAGCAGACATTAATTCATCTGCTACAAGTATAACTTTAACAGACGCCACACAGTTTCCATCTTCGGGAACCAACTACATACAAGTAGGAACAGAAGAAATTTCATACACTGGAATATCAACTAATACATTAACAGGTGTAACAAGAGGAGTTAGAAACACTACAGCAGCATCACACTCTGCAGGAGCTACAATTACAAGTTCATCAAACTATGTAGCATGGGGTGAAGCAGCATCAGGTGACTTGGTATTAGAACCAGGATTTTGGTCTTTAGATAATTTTGGTGACAAAGCTATTTGTTTAATTTGTGATGGTGAGGTATTTGAATGGGATTCAGCAGCTACAAATGCAACATCTACAAGAGCTACAATTATATCGGGAGCACCTACTGCATCAAGACATATGCTTGTATCTACACCAGATAGACACTTGGTATTCTTTGGTACAGAAACAACGATTGGTACAAAAACAACGCAAGATGATATGTTTATTAGGTTCTCTGCCGTTGAGGATATTAACACTTATACACCTACAGCAACCAATGATGCTGGTACACAGAGACTGGCCGACGGATCACAGATCATGGGAGCTATAAGAGGTAGAGATGCAATTTACGTTTATACTGATACTTCTTTATTCTTAATGCGTTTTGTTGGTCAACCATTTACATTTGCATTCCAACAAGCGGGCACAAACTGTGGACTAGCTGGTAAGAATGCAGTTGTTGAGGTTGATGGCGCAGCGTATTGGTTGTCTGAAAATGGATTTTTTAAATACTCTGGTAATCTACAATCACTACCTTGTTTAGTTGAAGACTATGTATTTGATGACATAAACTTGGGTTCTGGAAATCAAATGATTACAGCAGGGCTTAATAACTTGTTTGGTGAAATTATGTGGTTCTATCCAACATCAAGTTCGGCTGTGGTAAATAGAATGGTTTGTTATAACTATTTTGATTCCACACCACAAAGA